TGGGAACGGCGGCCGTCGGCTGACCGGCGCCACCCAGCGTCGCCACATGCAGACGTACGGCGGCGAGGACGCCATCGACTGGGTGATGGACTGCATCGACCTCTACGCCACCAACGGGTCGTCGGCGCAGTACTGGTTCCACGAGACGCTGGACCCGGGCGCCAATGACGGCAGCGTCAAGCCCACGCCGGTGGAGTCGCCGCCGCAGGACCTCGTCAACCTGTTCTCGCTGCCGAACCCGTACATGGACTACACCGAGCTGCTGGAGCTGTCGATCATCGACCTCCTGGCCGCCGGTGAGTTCTTCTGGCTGAAGTACAAGCCCGTCACCGACCCCAACAGCCCCGCGTACGGGCGGCCGCTGGCGCTCTACCGTCTCTCGCCCGCGCTGGTCGAGATCGTCCTGGACGACAACGAGAAGCCGGACTACGTGGAGTGGAAGGCGCCGGGCCACGGCGACCCCGTGCGCTTCAAGCCGGAGCACATCGTCCACGTGAAGCGGCCGAACCCGCACGACCAGTGGCGGGGCCTCTCGGTGATCGCCGCGTCCCCGCGCGCCATGGACATCGAACTGGCCGTGACGGAGGCGATGGCGAACTACTACGACAACGGGACCTGGGCATCCGGCGTCCTGGAGTCGGACCGCACCGTGCCCCCGTCCACGTGGAAGAAGATCAAGCGCCAGTTCCGCCAGCTGTACCAGGGCAAGCAGGCGGCGGGCGAGGTCATCATGCTGGAGCGCGGGCTGAAGTACAGCCCGGTCGCCGCCAATGGCAAGGACGCGGCCTACGCCGACATCGCCACCCTCTCCATGAAGCGGATCGCGAAGGCGTTCAAGGTGCCGCTCCCGCTGCTGGGCGAGGTCGGGTCGTCCGACCGCCAGGCCGTGCGGGAGTCGCAGCGGATCTTCGACAACAAGGTCCTGCGCCCGTTCCTCGACCGCATCCAGAAGCAGGTCAGCCTCCAGCTGACGCAGGCCTGGGGCCTCGACTACTACGTCGACTACGAGTACGTCATGCCCATCGAGGACAAGCTGGACCTCGCCGACAAGTTCGGCGCGCTGCCCGGCGCCCTGGTGAAGGAGGTCCGCCAGTCGGTCGACCTGAAGCCGCTGGAGGAGCTGGGCATCAAGAACGGCAAGGAGATCGACGAGACCGTGCTGAACATGCCGGTCGAGGACCCCGAGGGCCACGGCGGTCCGGGGAACGTGAACCGCAACCTGTCCGACGAGCCGGGCCGCCCGCCGAAGGGCGAGAACGTGCCCAGCTTCCCGAAGGACGGCAGCAAGCCGAAGAACGCTGAGGTGGTGAACTGATGGCTCGAAAGCGACGCCGCCGCAAGGCCAAGGGTGGACGCTCCACGCAGGGCGGCCGCAAGGTCCGGGTGAAGGCGCACACGCGCTCGCCGCGCGGCCCGAACGCGGGCAAGCCCCGTGTCCGGGTGCCGACCTACGCCCGCCGCCGCCCCCGCAAGCAGCGTTGACGGCCCTGGTACGATGAAGGTGATGACACCTTCACGCATGCAGCTGGCCCCGCTGTTCGACCGCTTCGCCCGCGCCGCCCAGGGGCAGATCGGCGCGCACCACATCGCCGACCAGATCTGCGCCAGCCGCCGGATCCCGTCCCCGGCCGGGTCCAAGGTCAAGGACGGCTTCACCACAGGATGCGGCGGCGAGACGCTGTACGCCCTGCCGGTGACCGGCGACGAGGGCGGCGACTTCAAGAAGCCCGATCCCTGCACCGTCTGCGTGGTCGACGACCGCGCCTACGACTTCCCGAGGTACGGCGGCCGTGCGCCGTCCTGACCCCCGCCAGCTGGCCGAGGGCGCCTTCGACGTCGCCTGCATCGGGCTGCTGGTCAGCGGCCTGGCCGTGGTCTGGACGCTCGCGGCGGTCTGGGCCTGCCAGATCTTCGTCACCTGCCTGATCATCGGGCTGGTGGCGGGCTGGGTCGCCGGTCGGCTGGAGGCTCCGGCGCCGGTGGCGTCGGGCCTCGCGGCCCAGCCCCGGGAGGTTCGCCAGGACACCATCAGCGAGGAGGAGTACCCGGAGACCCGTCTGGACGCCCCCGACCGGTACGCTGGGCTGACGCTGGAGGAGGCGTTCGAGCAGCGTGAGGACGAGCTGGAGCGCGCCGAGGAGGCACAGGCCCCTGTAGCCTAGGGGCCATGCGCGATCTGCACGGCCCGTTCGTACTTGACGTCGGCCTCCCGACGATCAAGAGCCTCGACCCCGACGACGGGGACATCATCATCGAGGGCTACGCGGCCGACTTCGAGAAGGACCGCCAGGGCGAGCGCTTCCTGCCGGGCGCCTTCGACGAGGCCGTGAAGAAGGCCTCCGAGGGCACGATTCCCCTGCTCCTGGAGCACAACAACAACCAGCCGCTCGGCGTGGTCGAGCAGCTGCGGGTCGACGACGTGGGCCTCTGGACCCGCGCCCGGATCGCCACCAAGGCCGTGCAGGACGCCTGGGACGGCGCCAAGGGCAAGGTGGAGATGATCCGCCGGGGCGTCATGAAGGGCCTGAGCGTCCGGGGCCACAGCTGGGGCCGTATGACCAACGACGGCCCCGAGATCGGCCACATCGACCTGGCGGAGATCAGCGTCACCCCGGTCGGCGTGCAGCCCGGTGCCCTGTTCGGCGTCGTGGCGAAGTCGATGCAGAAGTCCATGGACTACGCGGTGGACCCCACGGCAGCGCCGGAGCTGGCCTGGGCGGCCCAGGACTGGGCGCGCACCGTCGACGAGCACTCCGAGGAGGAGATCCGGGACGCCGTGGACGCCTACTTCCAGGGCAAGATCAAGGAGACGCGCGCCCAGCTGAAGAAGGCGAAGGGCATGCTCGACCAGCACTTCTCCGGGTCCTGACCCCTTCGTGTCACAGCGTGTGCTTGAATTGAGTCTGTGCTGAGCGCCACCCGAAAGAGCGACGCCCCCGCCGAGACCGGCAGCGAGGAGAAGGCCGACAAGGGCCTGATCCAGCAGGTCGAGGCCAAGTACAAGGGCGAGTTCGCCGAGATCGACGAGTCGGTCAAGAGCCTGACCGAGCGCATCGAGGAGATCACGGGTGACGGCGCCGCCGAGACCGACGCGGACAAGGAGAAGGTCAAGGAGCTGACCGACCAGATGTCCGACCTCGACGAGCGCGCCAAGAGCCTGGAGCGCGACCGTGACCGTGAGCTGGTCAACGCGCAGGTCCAGGAGCTGGGCACCAGCGTCAAGAGCCTGACCGAGTACATCAGCCAGGCCCGCGAGCCGCACAGCAACTTCAGCCTCGGATCCTTCCCCAGCGACGAGGAGCAGGACGCCGCCTACGGACCGGGTAGCGAGTACTCCTTCTTCCAGGACGCCGCCAAGGCGTTCAAGCAGGGTGAGGGCAGCGACGCCTACGAGCGTTGGCAGGAGGCCACGGTCGAGAAGGCCATGACCCAGGCCAGCGGTTCGACGGGCGGATACCTCGTCCCGCCGCAGGTCTCGGGCGAGCTGCTGAAGATCCGTGAGCAGCAGAACATCCTGCGTCCCCTCTTCTCGAAGATCCAGGTCAACGCCGACGTCCTGCGCATCGCCGCGCAGACGAGCGGCCTGCTGGCCGGATGGGTCGCCGAGCTGGCGGAGAAGCCTGAGAGCGAGCTGAGCTTCGGCGAGATCTCGGTCAACGTCTTCTGGAAGGCCGGTATGGCGGTCGTCTCGAACCAGCTGCTGCGGAACTCCAACCCCAGCATCGACGGCCTCATCTACAACGACCTCGGCCGCCGCCTCGCGGCGCTGGAGGAGATCGCCTTCCTGAGCGGCTCGGGTACGGGCCAGCCCCTGGGCATCCTGAAGACTCCGGGCGTCCAGTTCACGGGCGACGGCGCGCAGGGTGGAGCGACTCCCCTCACATCGACCGACATCGACGATCTCCTGGACGCGATCATCGACGGCATCACGGCCATCTACACCGAGTACTTCGGCGCCCCGAACGCGATCATCATGCACCCGCGTACCTGGGCGCGCATCATCAAGGCTCGCAAGGACGACGCGACCGGCAGCACCTACCTGGTCGGCGGCTCGCTGGTCGTCTCGAACATCAAGCTGGCGGCGGCGCTGGTGACGGCGCTTCTCGGCCTCGCGCTCTTCCTCTTCCTCAAGAGCACGCGCCTCGGCCAGGCGATCCGCGCGACGGCGCAGAACCCGCGCGCCGCGCGCATCCTCGGGATCGACACCGACCGAGTCTACCCAACCACCTTCGCGCTCAACGCCGCGATCTGCGGCGCGGCCGGCGCGC